CTAAAGAGGCTAAGGCATGGGGCCGCAAAATGCAAAGAGCGCGAAAAACAAAAACTAAAAGAAAAACTAAACGAAAAACTACAACACGTAAACGCCGCACAACTAAGCGCAAAATGAAAACATTATCAGGCCGTAAAGCATATCCACGTAAACGTAAACGTAAATCAAAATCAAAAGGCGGTTGGGATTGGTAAAAAAAGGCTTACTCATAGGGTTAATTGGGGCGGCCGTTCTTGGTTGGTATCTGTTAAAACCTAAGAATGTATGGGGAGAAAAACCGCTAGGCGGCTATATTGCAAATGTATCTATTCCCATAGGGAATGAATTACTAGAAAATAAAGCGTAAATCGTATAAATCTCGTGGCGTTTGGTCCACATGTTATGACTAATTTGTTAAAAATAATGAGGGTCTAAAACGTGTTTCGTTTATTCCCACACGTATTTCGCTCCTTTACATTTTGGGCAATCTATTGTTGTATTATAAACTGGGTCTAATTTGTTAGAGTTTGTTTGTAGGTCTACGGTTCTTACTATTCCATGCGGCCGGCCCGTTACGGTGTCAGCGCATAAATCACAAGCTACCAGTTGTTTCAATCGGGGGTTTAGGTTGATTTTTTGTGTTGATGTTTTTAATTTGTTCAATGATTGAATCTTTATTTTCTGCTACATAAGCCTCAGCTTTAGGAATATACGGCTTTACCAGTTCTTGATATTTATTTGGAATTAATTTTTGTACTAACATGTCAACGATTCCACTAGAATTTTTTAAATCTCCGTCTGTAACTGTTACACCTTGCTTAGTTTTGTTGATTACGCCTTTTAATCTTAAAGTTTCTTGCCTCAAATCTTTTATTTCTTGATTCTTTTGTTCGCGGATATAACTCAAATCTTGTTGAATATCTTTGATATATTGCCTAGAATGTTTTGAAGTTCTAAACCGGCCCCGAGTAATAACAACCCCGCACAAACCAATACTAATACAGGCAATGAGTATAAGCGCACTTGCGAGAATTTCCACATAAAATGAAGTGTTGTATGTCTTTATAGATATTACTTAACCCTAAAGGCCCCCCCATGCGGCCCAAACATTACTCAACAAAAGCTCACAAACAACCCTTTAACAACCTAATGATTATTTTAGAGTGTCATTAAAGTCATTTTAAGTATAGGGCTTAGCGTACGCGGTATCGGTCTGGGGAGAATAATAGGGGGCTGCTTATACATATTTGTCAAAATAAAAAAATATATATTATTTTTATATTATTACGGCTTAGAATTATTATGCCATACTGGTACGAAATGCCAACAAAAAAAGCGATTGAGTCGGGCCTTGCAAAAACGACTGAGGGCAAAACGGCTAAAACAATAACTTTAGTAATTAGTTATTGGGCCTTATTAGACCAAATAAGAAGTAAGCATGGTTTAAAAAACCTCAATGCAGCAATACATTTTTGCATATATCACACGGCCCAAGATGAGGAGCTCGAACCATGAAACAGCTAGAAAATTACAAACCTAGAATAAGAGAAAAATGCAAATATTGTAAAGTCTATTTGCCAAAAAATACGTTGAATGACATTTGTTTGAAATGTTCTAAAGCGGTTTGTAATTGGCTCAAAGATGTTTATGTTACTGATAGAAACACATGTTTCTTAAATAAAACATAAACAATTTTATTTTTTTTTATTAAAGATTGATAAAAACCCCGCTCCAATTCTCAAAAGTAAAATTTGAAATTGTATAAATATTTTTTTCATGTTTTAATTATATACATTAATTCCAAGTAAGCGGGCCTATTATCAAAACTGTTTGAAGAGCCGGTAGTAGCGTTTGTTATTCCAGTAGTTTCAGTTGAAACATTTGCATAACCGGCCGGATAGTCTGGGCTACCATTGCTACCGGTTGGGATATACGTCCCGCCGGCGGCCGCATAACGTGGTAAACTGTGGTTGTGGCCCCCATCATTTACAACGTGTGTATGCGTTGGCATTTGGGCCGTTGTTAATGTTAAACTATCCGCGCCGCCCGTTGCGGCCGTTGGCGTTGATTGGCCCCTGACAAATCGATTAACTAAATCAGGCAAATTGAAAGTTGCACCGACCCCGCCGTAAACATATCCAATCGCCGCATGCAAATCGGCATAAGTAGCAGTAGCAACGCTAGCCCCATCACACAAAAGCCAACCGGCCGGAACGGAGCCGGCCGCGCCGGCCCAACAAACAACCATGCCGGCCCCGTGCGGGTCGGCGCTTGCAGTCCACACGGGGGCCGTTGCGCCGGCGTTTACTGTAAGCGAATCTAGCGCATTTCCTAAAGTTAAAACTTGCATATTACCGGCGGCCCCATCACTAAACGTGATGGCGCCGGTTGTCATGGCCGCGCCGCCCTGAGTAACACCGTCCAGATTTAAGCTGCCGCCGTCATTTATTACGCCTGAGTCGTGAGTATGTGCGCGGGTAACTGAGGAGCCTGAGCCGCCAAAACCCATGATTAACCCCGCTCGAAAGCAAATCTAGCGCGTTCAGTTGTTAAGAGTGTTGGTGCAACCTGAGCAACAATGTCAGTTTGACCGGCCGCGCCGGCCGTAACTCTTATACTAATAATATTTTGGTCATTCACATTAAATTGGCCGCCGGCGGCAAGTTGAAAAGTTAGAGAGCCGTTAAGTGAGATTGTACAAGCGTTGGCCCCATCTTGGTTTAAGATAGCTGCGGAAATTGCAACGCCTTTGTATAAATCGGGATAAACAATAGAGCTGGTTGCACCGGCCGCGATTGTGTCAACGGTTGGAAAACTTTCAAGCGTTATGTCTTTTGGTTTAGTTGTTACTACAAAACCCTCAATAACTGTGGGCATTGTTGCACCTAAAACAAATTAGCGTATTTTATAAGAAATGGAAATGCAGAGAGCGCGCCTAATGTTTGTGTTACATTAAAGGCCAATTGCTTGCCGCCGGCCGCCGCTCCAACTGTTATAGGAATTGGGCCAGCTACCACACGGCCCGCGCTTGCTGGGTCTGAGGCTACTGCGAAAAATGAAACACCGGCCTCTAAACCGTTTACTAAAAGGCGGGCGTTGTGTGCTATGCCGGCCGCGTTGGCCGGATTGTCTACAAAATCTAAAATTACATTATCGCGATTTAATTGTTGTACTGTTAAACCCGTGATATTATCGGTTGCTAAAGCAAAAGCATTGAGTGCGGCCGGTGCTACGGCGTTGTATGCTCGCATTAATGGAACCGCCATTTTAAAGGCTCTCCGTTCTAATATTATCGAGTGCTTGGGTTCCACGTTGGCCGCCCATTGGTGCAATTAAAACCGTTGCTACGGTTCCTATTGCAGATTCAACCCCGCCAACTGAGTATGATAAGGCGGCCTCGCCCGCTTTAGCTATTGGATGATTGACCCATTGAGGGGCTACAAAACCTAAAACCGTTGAAGCAATAGCACCTAAGCCGGCACCAAATAAGAATTTTTTAACACCAGTCGAAAACATTGATTTAAAAGCCATTATTCTCCATTCTTAGAATAGAGAATGACTTAATAAGTTTTAACCTAATTAAAAATATGGTCGTTTGGTCTAAGATTTTTCCCATTGTAGCAATCGGGCTTTTGGTTGCCGTTGTTGCCAATGCGTTCGCTAGGCCTGCGGCCGCAACAAGTACAGCTAAGGCTTTAACCGAGCAGGTTGCAACGATTGGAGCCGCCGGTCAAAATATAGAAATATTTGGGCGCGGGGTTGGCGGGGGTTTAGCCGGATTACTTCAACCTATTTGGGAGGTATCAAATTTAATTGAGCGTTTTAGCACATTATCAAGCGGGGCCGCTAATGTTAGCCCCGTCTCACAAGATTTAGGCGGTTATTCTTCATTTCCATCTAGCCCAACTTATACAACCTCATCAGGAACCAATCAACCAACGCCAACGGCAAGCCCTTCAACCAGTTCGATTACTTGGAGCTCGGGCCAAACTGCAACGGTGCCAACTTTAAGCGCGGCCGCTAAATCATTTTATAGTAATTTGGGGGTTAGTGTTACTTGAAAAAAGGCTCTAAAGAGGCTAAGGCATGGGGCC